GATTTAATGTATATTGATTTGTCCAAGAATCGCTTTCCTCATAGAGCTGATTTGATTGCTTGAATCCTGATAAGATTCATGATCAATGATTTCAATTTTTGTTTGTCTTCTGCAACATCGAAGATGTTGATTCCTCGTGGATCAGAAGGATCAGGTTCGTAGTAATTTAAAGCAACTGGGAATTTTGTTTTTACTCCCTTTTGATTTAATGGTGCAATATCTTTGATTGACAATGGTATTCTATCATCTCGCAAGATCAATTGATATGATTTGTTTTTATATGTTGTGTAGTGAGTATAAATTGTCGTTGCATCTCAGTCTGCAAAGTTATACCCATTTGAAAGTTCTCTTGGATATTTCATCGCTTGCGTATTTATTTGCATTTCAGCGGACATTCATGGTTGAACTAGATCGGTATTTGCAAAGTCTTTGTTTTCTTTTATTTCATCAATTGAGATTGGAGATTCAAATCATATGAATCTAAAGTTGTTTATTGATGTGTGTCCATTTGGATCAGGGAACATTGAAAGAGGGTTGATCACTCTATAAGTTGGATTCTTAGATTCATCATCTCGGTTTTCAATAATTCTTATTCCAACCCCATAAAAGAATCTATTCTTTTGTACAAGATAGTCAGTTTGATCCATATCTAGGTTGTCATAGTCATATTCATATAGACTATTGAAATTTTCTGCTTCAAGAAATGAGAAAATATTTCTACTTGTCCATTTTACAATTGGTCTGTCTTCGTAGTAAAGTGCAATAAGAGAATTTATGATTCATCTTACAAGATTTACTCTTATCTTTTCGTCAGTGTTGTTTGGATTATTGTACAAAATTTGACGGTCACGAAATCTTTGCTTTTTTTGTTCAGCACTGTTCTTCGCCAACGTCTTTTCTTTTACTGCTTTTGATATTAGTTCGCTTACCTCTTGTGAGGTGAGTCCACCGATAGCCTCGTAGTCTGTCTCTTTTATATTTGGAGTTTCTTCCATTTGCTATCAACAGAGATAAATATATTTTTGTTAAGTATAAATGTTTTTTTTAGAAAAACAACCGATTTTTTAGTATAATTGTGATATATCAACGGTACTTCAATTATCTCCTCATGATCATGAATCATACATTGGTTCATTGTCAGAGAAATACTCAGTTGCTGTACGGAAATGTGAGTTTTCATCATGAACTGGTTTGTCTCTTTCTGTTGTTAATTCAGATCACTCTTTTACTTGTGGATAGTGTGATTGTATCATTGCTTGCTCCCATTCAATCAAATCAGCATTATAAAATACACGATTCAGCATGAGTTGAGTTTTTGCAATCCTATCTTTGAGAGATCATGTTCTTTTAGTTTGAAGATATATTCATTCATCTTGTAGTACCTTCCTGATAGTCTCCCCTTTACTGATGACTGATCTTGAATCAGAATTGAACGGATCTCAGAAATGATTTGAGAATTTTACATGTTTCATGTATTCCATTATCTCGAGATCTTCCTGAGAATAAACGAATCAGTTCCCCATGTGTGGTTTTCATTTCACTAATCCAATAAAGTCTCTGAGATCTCGATTGTTTCTTTGAAATGCTTTCACTAGATAGAGACTTCATGTTGAGAAGTCTTTTTGCCAAACTTCAAATGCCAACATATCTAATCCGAAATCTCGTGATCAATATGTTTTCTTGTGGTAGTCATACTTAAAATCTCATTTTATTGCCATGGTTGTGAAGTGAGGATAAACTGCTCATGAAACGGATGTCTCGTAGGAGATGTCCACTTCTTTTGCTAGATCAAGAGATGTTCTTGTTGCTTTTTGAAATTGGTATCGTACTTCTGTTTTGAAAGGATGTAGATTCCAAAGCCATCTCGTTTTCTTAATCATTAGGTGACGATATTTCTTTTGATTTGTCATTACTTGCCCATAAACATTTGATAATCATTCAGGAGTTCATCCGAAGATTCTACAATCTGCAATATCTTTTGTCTTTCTCAATGCAGTCTCGTCATTATCTCGAAGAGCAAACTCATCATGATTTATAAATTTCCTACGCCCTCATGTTCCAAAGTTCTTTCCTGCATCACCTCAAATTTCAGCTCCAATTTCTTTTGAAGATATGCTCATAAACTTTGAGAACATATCTTCAGGAACCATTCGCTTTGGTAATCTTGAGATCATATATCTAATTCTTTCGAAAGCCGAGTCCATTGATCATTGCATATCAACATAATCTTCTTTGTAGGATCCAATCAATGATGCCCACCCTTTGAATCTCCACCCTCGGAGATGTATTCAAAGCAGAAATCGTGAGTATCACATATCTCTTGATTTCTCGAACCGATGATCGATTCACTTCTCGATTGATTCAATAGTGTCAAGGACTGTATCCTCTTGGTATGGGTAGAGAATAAATGGAAGGTGTGGTTTATCAAGCCTTGGATTATATGTCCACAAAAATAAATTATAGAAAAAGATTGGATCTTTCTCACATTTTATAATGATCATTTGTTGAATTTTTGGATCATCTTTTGCTCTTGTGAGAAGTTTCAATCTTTGCACTTTATTTTCATATTGTATTTTTAGAAGATGTTCTCGGCGATCTGCTATTGAGAATTTTACATTTTCCTTTCGTTTTTCTATTTTTTGATCGTGAGATAATCAGGAAAAATCCAGCATTTCTTCCGTCAGCTGTTTTTCGGGAATATCGAAAATGTCTCTTAGATTTGCATATTCGAGCATTATTTTAGAATGTCTTGAAGATTATCATCTATGTTGGTATCGTTTATTTCTTTGAGATTTTCTCATTTTTTGGTGTTGTCATTTTCTTCTTTTACTTCATAGATTCAGTGCTCAGCTGAGAGTAATAATCTCACGATTGATTGAACATAAGATCAATTCATCCCAAGCTCCTTCATCATCATTGCTTGAATCGACAGACATCTCTTATAGGAGCGAAAGAACTCAATATGCTCCAACTTCCCTTCATCATTCCTTTTTAGTGCCCAATTCAACAATGTGCGATCATCCACACCTATTGACAAAGCATATTTTTCAAACATAGGTATAGCTTTTGCCCTTTGTTTCACAACCTTTATAATTTGTGGTATTTTCCCTGCAACTTGTTCTTCTATGTAGTTTTCATAATATCATCATTCTACAACTGATTCAAAATATCTCAACATTTCGTCTGCATATTTTGTTTCAAATTTTGTCGGCTGTCATCATTTATTATATTTTATTTTGAATGGAGGTTTTTTGAGATCCTCTTCAATTTGCTCTATTCGTTCTCTTCTATCTATAATTTTCTTCAAAACCTTGCTTTCTTTTTTAATTTCAGCAATCTTTTTATATTTAGCTTTCTTTTTTTTATCTATAAATTTTTTGACTTCTGTTTTTTCTGCCATTATAGCTTATTAAGTATTAAAATATCTCGCATATAGGGAGGGAAAATAATTCATCCAGCTGGATATTAGGGTCTACTTTCCCCCCTTATTTGCGAGATGTCTCGCAAATAGTTTTTATATTATTTTCTCCTTCGAAGCTGGTTTTTTCCATAATTTTTCCTCGATAGCTTTGATTTGAAATGTATGGGTATCTATTTTTTTCTCTATTCATTCGTGAGTGTCAATATGTTTACTTATTCGATGATGTTGAAGTACACATTTTGTCTTCAGTTCATCAATTCTAATTTCCATTTTCTCTACCAATTCATTTATTGCAACTTGTCTTTTGTATAATCTAATAAGATCTTTTGTCTCTTTGAAGATTACTCGTAGGAACGAAATAGCTCAAAAAATGAATCATATTCGTAGAAATGTTTGCATTTGCCGTATGTTGTTAAAGGTTAAAAGTTAGAATGGGAGATCATCTCCGTTTGGCATTTTTGGTTGTTCACTTGGAACTCTTTGGATCTTCCATCCTCTTACTGAGTTGAAGATCTTGTCTTCATATGCATTATATACAACGTTGAAGTTTACGTGCACATGATCTCCTTCTCCGAGTCCATTCAACATATCAATTTTTTGGTCTCCCATAAAATCAATAGCAATTCTGTCGAGGACTTCTTTGTCAGCAACTTCTTCAATACAAAGGACTTTTTTATAGATGGGATCTTTCCCTTCTTTTCCAGGGATTGTGATCAAATCAGTAATTCTTGTAATTATTCAATGAATTTTCATGGGTGGTTTATAGTAAATTAGATAAAATCTTCAATGCTTCTTTCTTCATAGCAACAACATTCTTGTCTTCTCCGATGAAGATCTTTTTTACATCTTCTTTGTCCAAAGAGATTGATGAATCTTTTATGAATCTTTTTCCAATCTCAACTTGTAATGTTTTCACATATGAATCAATTTGGTAGTCAGTTGCACCTCACTCGTACCCCTCAGCAACGAAGTCATCAGGCAGGAATGAAAGCAAATAATCAACAAAGTCTTTTACTGGTGGTAATTCTTCAATAACTTCAGCTGGTTCTGTCTTCATTTTTTGATAGAATTGTTCCTCAGTTATATCCTCAGGATCACTCACTGGAGTGATCTGCGGGAAACATAACGAAAATCAAACACGGATCATTTGTTTTCTCATCATTCATTCAGTTCTGTTTTCCCATGCTGGATTCTCTATCTTTTTAACTCAGTCCTTTTCTCTATAAGTCAAAAAATCCTCTATTTTTGCTTCATATTCAAATGGGTGTTGTCGGTCTTTTCTGTAAATAGTTATTTTTCATGCTACAATCTTTCCATCTTCTCTTTTTAATAACAAATTCCATCAAGAAAGCATTCATGTTTTTTCAGCTCTAGCCATAAAAACTTTATAATCTATAACTGCCGTCAATAATGTAATCCATGTTCCATTAGGTAATTTTGATTTTCTAGGAACTGGATAAATTTCTTTTTTCCATGGATTTAATTGCTCGACTGCACAAATTTCCATGAATCTTGTTTTTTCCTCGATTGGTGCATCAATCTTTTCATTCTTCAAAAAATCTTCTACAAGTTTCTTGTAAAGATCTTTTTGTTTTGTTGTTACGAGTGTAGTTGTCATGGTAGTTTCAAATAAGGTGATAAAAGGTTCAGTAATCTTGAACGACATAGATATAATGATTTTTTTCTATATTGCAATAGAAAAATAGACTTTTTTTACTTCCTTCTAAATGTAGGTAGTAACTTGGCAAACTCCTCTTTCTTTTTTAAATATACAAAAATACTTCTTAAATTGCCAAACATTCAACTTTCTTGAACTTGATCTTTTAGTTGTCATTTGTTTTTTGCTCGGAAGAATTGCTCGTGCATCTTTGCGAATTCTTTTGTATAAAATTCACACTTATATCTTCTGAGGTTTTTTGGAATTTCTTCTGTTGTTACTGTCATGGTTTATTTTCTAAAAAAATAAAAAACTACTCGCTCAACCATAGTGAGATCGAATATGCGATCCCCAACACTACCATAGAGAATCACGTGAATTTTGCAATAAATGGATAGAATACTATAAGCATTCAAAGAATAACCAATCAGATTCATAGGCTGATTTCCATTCGAAATTGTTGTTTTTCTGTCATGTTGGTACAATAAAAAATAAAAAATTATCTTCTTAACTTATTTAAAACCTCTTCTCTTTTTTTTCTAAGTTCTGCTTTTTGCTCTTCCGTTATTGGTTGTATCTTCTCAGGAGAAAGTTTTGTTTGTTCTTCTTGTGGTGGATTTATTATCCTAATAACTTTCTTCACATAGTCAGGATGCACAATTTTTCTAAACACATCCTCCATGGATCATCAGAACATATTGATCTGCTTGATAAATTCTGTGACGGAATAATCTTGAATGTTGTTCTTTCAGAATGTATTGAAGAATCTATCCAATTTGTATTCCTTGATCTTACTTCTACAATTTTGGAATAGTTCACATCTTTTTTTGAAATCCTCATTCGACATGTCCGAGATAAAATTTTTGAATCATCGGAATGTTCACTCATCCATGATGTCATTTTTTCCAGTAACTTCATTTCGGATTGAAATCCAAAATTTTCATCTTGAATTGACCTGATTCCTTTTTTGTGCATTCTCTATATTTATTCATTTCTGAGACACCGAAAAATCGTCAGATTTTTCAAAAGGTTTTGTTTCTTTTTCTTTTATTTCATTTCCTTTACTTTCCTTTACTTTACTTTGTATACTTGTCGTATGCGTATGCATTGCATATGCATTGCTTGTCTTTATAGAGTGGCATTGCATACACAATAATTGTAAATTATTTATACTATTATCTCCCCCCTTATGAAGCGGTATTATATGATCTATCTCCAAATCAACAGATTTTCAACATTCTTTACAAACGACATCCCTCTCTTTAATAAATTTCCTAATTTTATGCGATACATTTCTTTGTGAGGAATTATTTTCTTCATTTCATCGTCTTTTATTTGCAATATCTCTCATTTGTTCTCTTTTTTGCACCAATCATAACATCCTTTCATTCACTCATTCTGATCGCAATAGTTCTCATTCTAAATTGATCATTCAGAATTTTTGCAAAAAATTTATTATTTCCTTAAATTTACTTTCTTCTATTCAAAAATCTCACGATAAAATCATTATTTCCCTATCATTAAATTCACACACAAATCCGTCAGATCATACAATATGCTCCAACAACATATTCCATACCGCATATCATGTAAGCCCAAATTTCGTTCTCAATGCCAAAATCTTCCTATGGTTTCTCATATTGGTGTCATGTGAAAAATAATCTGCATTGTCTTTTCTAGGTCTTGCCATTTTGTAGGGTCTTTTTTGAATTAAAATATCTTCCTCAACTTTACCATATCCATTCTATATTTATGTTTGATCATTTCATCTGTCAAAGTAGGATTGGAATCAATAATTTTCAACAACTTTTTCACAATTCATGAGCTTTCTTTGAAAATATGTTTATAGACATATTCCTTTTGGACATATACTTTATCCGTAGGTTGCTCTTTATATATGATTTTCTCTCTGATCTCAGGGGGGCATGTTTCAATAATTTTCAGAGCCTCTTGTAGTCAGGCAATGAATCCAGCATCATAATCTTCTCCGAGATGGGAATAGTATTCCTCATCCATACATCATTGCTGGAAAGAAATGGCTCACTTTATCTTTTTAGTGAGTTTATCTTCAATCACTGGTTTTTCTATTGTTTTGAATCTGAGATCCATTTTGTTTTTGAGATATAAAACTAATATCTAATAAAGAATCTTGTTCAAACCTTTTCATTAAATTCCTTGTCTAATGATTGTGGTGTGTCGGGAAATTGACATTCATGATCAACACATGATCATTCCAAAGTCTGTCCAGTCGATTGTTGCGGGTATTGTTCACAGTAATCATATCATCATTTTATGAATACTTTATCCAATTCCCTATCATAGTATTTTATATCTTCCCTTTCATAACAAATGGTATAATATGGAATATGTTCAATACTGGTTTGGGTACCCGAATTTTGTTTGAACATTGCAGTTGTTGTGGTTGAAACAACTAGCAAAACAACCAAAACTTTCCGCCAGTGGAACTTATCCTCACTGTCAAAAATTATGATAGGTTCTGTAGATGTTTTTTTGAATTTTTTTTCACGGATGAATGCAAGGATCTTCATGAATTAAAATCTATCTTTAAGATGTAAAACTATATTTCTATTTTCAATCAACATCCTTTCTGCGATTCTTTCTGCCATCTTCTGCTTTATTTGCACCACATACATATCTTGTGTAAAATCCAAGTCCAAAAGAACTTCCTCGACAAAAGTACTATTATTCAGCGAAAACTTCATGATCATTGTTTTTCACATCCCCATTGGATCTGCTTTCATGATCAATCAAACCGCATCCAATTTATTGTCACGGACAACTATTTGCCCTACTATTTTATCCAAGACTGTTTCTTCCATTGTTTTGTTAGCATCAACAATTTCTTTTATTCATTTTTTTAATTGTTCGTTTTCCATGATAGTTTATATTAAAAAATTAAAGGTCCTTAATAACTTCATCAAATGCAACTTTTGTCTTCTTTACTGTCTCTTGATACTTCCTGATCTCTTCATATCGTTTGAATGGTAGGAATTGTTTCAATCTCTCCAATACTTCAGTAGATACTTCTTTGTGTCTATATTTACGATAGATCTCAATCGCTTTTGCCATTTTCTTTTTCTTTTTTAGCAGATAAAACAGAAGCTCTTAGTCTCAATAGATCTTCAACATTTTCTTGAATCTCCATTCTCATGTTGCTCTCTGTATTGTCTATTTTCTTGATGTATTCTTCGATATTGTTGCATGCGAAGATCCTGATCAGGTTTCATTCATACTCTGCCTCGATTCGCATATGTTCTTCCAAAAAATTATCCTCATCAATTTTTGTGGGATTTTTTTGATAAAAAACAGTCATCTCGTGCATTTGGATGGAGTTAAATTCATTTAATAGTTCTTGTTCGTCAATCTCTAATCATGAGAAATTCGGAAGGAGGAATCGTTCAATCTTCCCCTCAGTTGTCTGTCTTTTGTATATTTTTTTCATGTGTTCTATATAGTCAAAAATTAAAAATATTTATACATCCATCTTTACGATCATATTCATGTAGTGCTTCCATTGCTTTGCACATCTCCATTTTTTTGAATACTCTTCCCATGTGTTTATTGTTTTCTTTGGTAGGAATTTTATTTTGAGTTGAGACATTCCG